AAAATAAAGAATTATGGAAAATGTACCTTGAGGAAGCGGAGAAACACGAAACGGAATTTCGCTTTTGCGCCAGCAATGATTATCAGGGATTGCTAAGAGAAGAACTAACATAAGGAGGACACCATGAGAATTACAAAAGAAGCAAGATGCGCGAAAAACGCAAGGGAATACATCGGCAACCGCCCAAGACTCGTTGAAGGAAAGATATATACGTTGATTTTCCGGCAGCAGCCGGAAAGAAGCGAAAAACACACTGCCATCAAGAAACGGATGCGCTTTTTAAAAGCGTTTCCACACCACGCACTTTTTGAAAACCCTTACGGGATCAAAAGGTCGTTTACTTGGTGGGAAGTGGAAAAATTACTGAAAGGAGAGCAGATATGATACAAGATATTGCAATCGAACAGTTAGACATACACCCGCAGAACGTGCGGAAGGTATACACCGACATTGACGAGCTGGCGGAAAGCATAAAAGCTCGTGGCGTAATGCAAAATTTGACTGTAGTACCAAACCCGGACAAAAAAGACCACTATCTTGTAGGAAGAAAAAGGAGTAAAAGCCGCGCCGAAAAGAGCGAAAGAAGAAAGATGGACCGGAAAATGGAAAGAGATAACAAATATTGATCTATCACAGTGGGAGGATCAAACAAAAATCGATCTGCAAGACACAAAAGATCAGCTCTATTATTATCAATACTACGATAGGATCTATGTAGTAAAAAAAGTAATACAAAAAGAGCGGGAAAAAACGGAACAGGAAAAGAAAACGGAGAAAATCAAGGAAAACAAAAGAAAAATAACGGAAATCCTGAAAAGGATGAGAAGGGAAAGGAACGATTTTATTAAAGAACTTGTGTCGGGAAAAATCACAATACCGAAAGAAGTTGATGTAAAAGAAACAGGCTGGAAGATCATGATAAACCGGATAACGGACGGCGGAAGCGTAGCACACATGAACGCGGTGTATGGATTTTACGGGATCGAAAACGCGTACGAAGCGAAAGAAGAGGAAAAAGAACGGATCGAAAAAGAATTTGCAGAAATAAGCCAAGAAAAGCAAATGCTGATCCTCTTGACCCGGACGGCAGAGCCGTACGAAGCAACTGACTATTACGGACACTACGAAAAAGGGATGAAATGCCTAAGAGACTTCTATAGATTACTTCAGCAGATGGGGTTCTCATTTCGATCACTGGAAGAACTAAAGATCCTAAACGGGACTCATGAGTTATACACACAGGAGACGGAAGATGAGCATTGACTATTCGGACATGGCTTTCCCGAAGCCGAGAAAGAAGAAAAAACGGAAAATCCACAAAAAAAGCATTTTAAACAGTCAAAAGGGCATTTGCTACTTATGCGCCCGGTTAAACGGCGACTATTCCGTAAAGCAGACGGAAGAGCATCATATCCTGTTCGGGGCAGGACAAAGAGCGATATCTGAAGAAAACGGGTTAAAAGTAGACCTATGCATTGAGCATCATCGAACGGGGCAGCAGGCAGTACACAACAGCCGAAAAACAAGGGAGCTGCTCTGTAAAATCGCACAAACAGAGTTTGAAAAGGTTCACACCCGAAAAGAATGGGAACAGATCGCAAGGAAGAACTACCTCTAGTACCTCCGCCATATGGCGATGATACATATAAAATGTCACGCGCAACCAGTAAATACAGGGTTCCCCGCCGTTTTGTGCGGCGGGAGAAAGGAGAAAAACGTGAGGATCTTAAAAATAAAAACAAAAACAGGCATCAAGACCGTTTATAACGTGATTGATTGGGGTTGGAACGCAGAAACAGGCGATCTTTACTATAGATCGGGAAAAGAATTGCATCACAAACGCTGTATAAGTGTCGAAGAAATTATAGTATAAAAGGATAGAAAAAAGGATCAATCAAAAACCTGCTACAAACAGTAATCACTGTTTTGAAGTGGGATTTTGACATCTCGAAAAAAAGGCTGAAAAAGAGGAAAAACGAT